CTGGATGTTGCCGTTGATGCCGGTCTGGGCGCAGGACGTGTCGAGATCGCCGTCAAAAGCATACTGCGGAATGCCGCCGGGCGTGCTGTATTGCACAGGCCCATTCTGCCGGGACAGCCAGCGGAAGTTCGAATTGAGAATGTCCATCGTGCCCTTCGGCGGGACAATGGCGGCCTGGCCCAGATACAGGGGCAGGATGTCCCTCTCAATGCACCAAAGGGGCACGCCCTGGCTGCCGAGAGACGACAGAAGCAGGTAAAGGTTGTCCTTTGCCGTGTCGATCAGCTCAGACGATATCTGCTGAGGCTGCATACGGCAACGCCGGAAGGCGTGGTCAATCACCTTCCGGGTTTGGAATACGGTCGTTGAGACGGTGCCGGAGACGGCCATTTAGCACTTAACCTTTCCGCCCTTCTTCATCATACCAGGCGCATTCTCAGGCGTAGCCTGTGTAGCAGCTTTGGCCATGGCGGCCCGGATGGCGCCGACGTTCGGCTTGCCAGAACGAGAGCGACCCACACCGATGCGAGGGGCGTTGGCAGCGGGAGCCGCCTGCTGGGCAATCATCGGACCCTGCGGGGCCACAGGAACGCCACGGGGGCGCATTGCCATCTGCTGGAGAGGAGAAGGCATAGCCATGCCACCGTCCGCTTTCTTAAGCGCGGTCGGCTTGATCATGCTCTTGATCATAGCCTTGTCCTGAGCGGCGTCTTCATGCACCTTGCCACCCTTCTTGAGCATCGACGGGCGGCGCGGAGGCATGGGCATGTCCTTCGCCTTGCCGTAGAAGTCCTCGTCAGTGGACTGCGGGATCTTGCCGCTCTTGATGTCCTTCGTGGACACCGAGGTGTCCTTGCCCTTGTCGATGTACTGGACACCGCCGCGAGACTTCTTGGCAGCGCGCTGCTCGCTCAAAGCGATTGCGACAGCCTGCTTGGGGTTCGTGACCTTCGGCCCCTTCTTGGAGCCGGAGTGCAGCTTGCCCTCGCCAAATTCGTGCATGACCTTGGCGACCTTGCCGCCCTTTTTATAGCCACGCTCGGCACGATCCATCTGGTCGGAATCGTAATTGACGCTCGGAGGCACATTGTTGCTGCGCTGAGCCTGCTTGACTGCCGCACGGCGCTTAGCAGCAGCTTGCATCATGCGACGCTCACTATCGGTGATTGCGCCCTGACCAGGCGCCATGGTGCGCTCAGCATAATCGGTGGCGGCAGCATCATCAGCCATTTCGGACATGCGAGCACGCTCGTAGTCGGTTATGCTGCCGCCCTCGGCCTTCTTCATCGGCGACTTCTTGCCGACACCGATCAGGACCATGAGACCGGGAGCTTTAGGCATCTTGGCCTGGCCGCCCTTGGCAAGCATCGGACCAGTTACCTTATCGGGCGAGCTGGAGGTGAAACCAGCAGCGCTGGGAAATTCAAAGTCCTTGACGTAACGAATCGCCATGTCATTTCTCCTTGCGCCGACTGGCGGCTGCGTTATCGACAAGATTGGGATAGGGGCGGCCAGCAGCGGCAGCTCGAGCCTTTGCAGATGACTTCTGCTTTTTGGAGAGGTGTTTTGGCTCCCCGGCAGGTGCTGGCTTGTCCCAGAATGGCTTGACCTTGCCTCCACGGGCATAGCCATCAGCAGAGCCGCTAAAACCAGCATCCTTCGAAAAGGAAAACTCGCCATAGTGTGGGCCATGAGCCATCAGTTGCAGTCCCATTTCCTGAGAGAAAGCGCCTTGCGTGTCGGCCTCCCCTTGTCATCTTTCATAGGGCCAGGCATCCCAGACATTCTAGCACAGAATGATTTGCGGCGCCCGGCAGCAACTTCACTATGCGCAGCCTGCTTGGCGCTTACAGGGGGCTTGATGTCGTGGACCTGGGCGCGAAGGGACGCACGCCCCTTTGCGTTAAGACCGCCTTCGGGGTTCTTCCCTTCAGCGCGCGTCCAGGCGCCGCCGTCACTGTAGACCGGCGTAGCGCCACCCTTTGCCATGCACCAGCGACCCATGGATCACCCGTATGTTTTGATGCACTCAAGGACGATGGAATACATGTCGCCCGCCGAAGCATCCGCCGTGGTAAACGCGATGTTGCCCGTCTTGCCAGTTCCAGAGTTGTTGGTGAGGCCACCAAACTCAGAAAAGTCCATGAAGTAGTTTGTATTTTGAGGCACCATCCACGCGAACACGTCGGTCGTAGCGTCCCACAGCATGCGAACCTCAAGGCCATGGGTGGTAACCCAGATCTTGTTGATCTTCACGCCAGAACAGGCGATGCCTTGAAAGTTAGGCGCAAGATTGGCCACGATCACCTTATTGACCGCAGTTTCGCCCGTGCCGTCAGAGATGTTGGTGAACTTCTGAATAACGAGACGCTCGCCATCAAGCAGCGTCTGTGTAGCAACTGCATCAGCCATGTAGCCCTCCTAGAGAAGTGAGGGGGCTTGCGCCCCCTCGAGTCATTAGGCGGGAACGACGCCGATGGCGCCAACCTGCGTCGCATCAGGACCAGCCGCGATCGCGGTGAGGCCGATGGCGATCACAAGACGGCGAGTGCCGTTGGAGGCCGTGGATGCAGGCAGGAAGGTGCCACGCACGTCGCCGGTCGCGTTGGTTGCGGGCGAGGTCGTATCGGCAGCCGTGAACGTGCCAGCATTGTCAGCAACGGCGCCAGCCCAACCAGTGCGGAGCAGGTAACCAGCATCCGTAGCACGGTAGGGGAGACCAAAGCTGTCGCCCATGCCAACCGACAGGTTGCCAACGAACACCGCAGAGACCGCCACGCGGGTGATGGTCTTGAAGGTCTTCGTGCT